CGAGATGAAATCCATTCATAGCTGGAGATTGACCAGTAATAACATCAATTACCCATTGAGGAGCGCCACTAGCTGGACCAGATCCTCTAAATGCAATACTATTTTGAGCACTACCAACAAGTTCTAAATACGTACTACCAGTTATATCAGCTAATGTTAATGGACCAGTTATAGTATCACCAGCTTTTAAGACACGCAGTGCGTCTTGTTGGTCTACATAGGCTTGAGTAACACCACCTGTTCCTGCTGGTGTTGCAGGAACCCATTGGCTTGTTGTGCCATCAAAATAGAAAATGTAAAGAGTGGCATCAGGATCGTTGCGCCACCATAATTGTCCTGGCTGAGGATTAGCGGGTGGATTTTGTCCAATTGGAACTAACGCATTAGAGGTTCCAGAACCTGCTGGAGTAGCAGGAACCCATTGAGAAGTAGCTCCGTCAAAATAGAAAATATATAATACGCCATCTGGATCATTGCGCCACCAGAGTTGTCCTGGCTGAGGATTAGCAGGTGGAGTAGGTGCTATTGGAACTAATGCATCACCAGTTATGCCAGTTGTAATTCTTTTCCAAACAATACCATCCCATTGGTATTCTGTACCTTCTGGCGTAACAAATATATCTCCAACTGTAGGATTAGGTGGGAATGTAATAGGAACTAATTTAGTCTCACCAAAAGGTGTAATTGCTGGCGCACCAGGTGTTGCTGTAGTAGAAACCCAAAGCAATGTTCCTGCATCATCATAAAGAATATACATATCTCCATCTGGATCATTACGATACCAGAGAGTACCTTCCACAGCAACAGGAGGTGGATTAGGACCAATAAATACAGAACCAGCACGTGCTAAAGCATCTTGAACATATTTACGATTGGCAGCATCTTGCCAACCCCAAACATTAGGCGCAGTTTGTGGATCCCAAGGATCATCTAGTGCCCATGGGGTATTTACTTTGATCCTACCGAATTGGTCACCCATTACATAGTCCCTAGAAAGACTTTGATAGCTGCTAGTGTACCTATCAATAATCCGACAAGTTCAAGAATGCCTTTCATAAGGCTTCCTTCTCCACAAGCCAAACCTTTTGGTAAAATTGTATTAGACTTAATAAATTCTATACATTCATATTCTGCATATAATGCCCCCATAACTATAAGACCCAATAATAAAAATACAGCGATAACTGAAATGAGCGCGATTTGATTGAATGCCTTCCTCTCATCATCACTCATTCAAGTTGTTGCGCCCCCAGTTATTTCTTTCTGACAGTTACAGTATACTTTTCATTCTCGTAAGTATGTTCGCCTCCAGGTTCAGGCATTGGCGGCGCAGCAGGAAGTCCTGGTAGTTCTGATTCGACTTCTTTTGGAGTTTCTGCTTTTGGCACTTGTTTCAGAGCAGCTTTGAATTTCCAATAGTAACCAGCTATCTTGTCAGCACAGTCAGTCCCATTGACAATACGGCGAGCTTCTTTTGGATCTTCGACAGTAGCGTTGAAATATTTGGGCAATCCTACTCCAGTAAACCACCCAAATACCATTCCGTCGTATGACACGAGCGCCGATGTTTCATGCTTTAGCGCATTGTCAGCAACTGGATAAATGTCACATTTAACATTGTATCTGTCCAGAAGATACTGTTGACCTTTCTTATAATTATCCTCCCAGGTCAACTGCACATAGCCGCGCCCATAGTAACATTGATTATGTGGGCCGACTGGTTTTCCGTAAGACTTACCTGAACCTTTTCCGTATTCAGGAATTGGTTCCATTCGCTCTGCCGTTTCATGAAAAAACGTAGCAAGGCAATAGGCAAGCCATTTAGTTCCGTCGCGAGGATTAGCCTCCTCGAAATGGCGTTCCCAGATTCCAAGTAGATACTCCTGTCCATCAACTTGCGGTTGAGTTAGGTTTCCGTGAAACAAATTAGGTCTCACAGAATCAAAATAAAACTTCCGATCATACGGCATTGGGTTGCTCCCTCAGTGCTGATTGTAGCGCAGCTTGGAGAATTTGGGCAATGGGCGTAGGATCGACAAATGGACGCATTGATCCATCCTGCGTCTTTGCGAAGATGATGTGATTATTGCACGCCATCAAAATCTGTTCGATTGCCTCTCCAGACATAAGAATATCTGGTGTCTTTTGTATTTGTGGTCGAAATGCTGGTCTATCGTTCATGCTACCTTCTCCGGTTTACAACATTGGTGAGAGATGTCACCTGTTGTTCAAGTGCAGTGATACGTTCTTCATGATCTGTTAAAATAATTTCTGCTTGTTCTTTATCTGAAGGTGGAGGAACCATAGGTTGCACTGGTGGCTCGACATATTCATTAGGCGTGTTGCCTTCTGCACACCAAGCAAGATATTCTGCATAATCTATATTGTCAAGATCAGTAGGAATAAATGCTCCATCTGCATCTCGAACAATAGTATTTTCATTTTGTGTGAGAGTATATGTCATGTTAAAGCTCCGCGTTAAATGTTGCCGGAGATGTTGACCACCCACCACCAGTTGTTGTCATCGTCGCCTGCACGGTGAAAGTATAATTATTCGTGTTATTTAGCGAAATCGCACCCATATTGCTAGTATTTGAAGTGAGAAACGCTACAGTTGGTATGGCCCGCATCGTCACCGGAAAGTAATAGCTACTCCACAATACGCCGCTCGCGACATTATAACCACCAACGAACGTATTGCCAGTCTGATAATATCGCTGGCAATCAGCCAAGCTCTTCGTCAATGACTGCCGATTGTAGGGCGTGGCGACTGTGCCAATCTCCAGCTTGACGCCGGTCACGCCGAACTGCGCGCCAAGGATCGCAACGACACTGACCGTCCCGGTTGCGCCGACAAAGTTACCCGCCGCCCATGCGCCTGCCGGTCCACGAAAAGTCGCGCCTGTTCCCATGTCGAAGAGCACATTCAGCGACGCGCCGTTGCCGCTCATTACCCACGTCCCGGCGACATCACCGGGAATGGTGACGGCGATCCTCGTCCAGACCCCCGCAGCAGGCACAGAGTAGGTGAATGGGTAAGAACGGTTCGCGGCGATGTTCTGCAGCGATCCGCCAAATGTGCCAACCAAGGTTGTCAAGACCCAGAACGACAGCGTAACCAGCTGCGCGTTCACCGTACCCCAAGCGAAATCGCTGATCATGTCGGCTTCGATAAGCTGACCGAGCAGAAAGAAATCAGCCGCCAACAGCGTATGCGCAGTCTGCGAACTGAACCCTAGCCAGTATGGAAATCCCGGCGTCCCGACGCCTGTCTGACGCCCCCAAGTTCCCACGGCAGCCGTAGAAGCGGAGTACCTCCACCTATCCACGGTATAAACGTTGATTGCCGTCCCGTTCGTTCCATTGTTTCTTTGATCGATCCGCATGTCGCCGTTGATGATGCGGTTGTCACCAATCGCTTGTGGTGCATTAAGATTATAAAGAGTGGTGATTCCTGTTGCACGATTGATAGCCAATACTGGCGGGTTATCATTGATACCTGTATCGTGAAATCGCAATATTTCAAAATTGGATCCAGCATCCGTCCCAGTTTCTAATGAAAGATCACCGAGAAGCATTTGCCAACGCGCTAATGTACCACTTCGTCCAACAATAGCCTTTCCAGATCCAGCAGCATCAGTCACATATATACTTTGAACATCCACATTGCCACTATATACCGCAGATGTCCCAACTAGTGGGCCAGTCATTGTATCGCCAGCTATTTTTACATAAGCTGAAACTAAACCAGAAGCAGTCCACTTTTCTCCATCCCAAGTCCACACGATGCCAGCATCAGTAAATTCTTCACCAATAGTAGTAGGATTGTCTGGAAAATTAATCATCGTTAAAGTTCCGCGTTCGCTGTAATCATGGTGGCGAAGAACGCACTAGTGGTCGTCGCATTACACACTCGGGCATCAACAACTGTGCCTGAATTGCCCGCTATCGTGCTTAAAGTTCCAGCCACATCCGGGAACCCTAGCGCCGTGGTCCCTGCCCGAGCGCCCGCGAGAGTGGGCTCCGCCCGCATACCAACGGGAAGAAAGCCAAGCGCGTTGTAGCTCGAAGCAGCCGTCGCATTGGCATTAAAGAACGCCACCACAGTCGAGTAATACCTCTGGCAATCCGCCAAAGACTTCGTCAATGACTGCCGATTGAACGGCGTGGCTACGCTGCCGATCTCCAGCTTGACGCCGGTCAGATAGAAGGTTGCGCCGTTGACGGCGACGACGCTGACCGAGCCGGTCGCACCAGTATAGCCGGAGCCAGTCGTCGCCGCCCAAGCATTGGCGGGGCCACGGAAGCTCGCGCCTGAGCCAAGATCGAAAATTACATACATTGACCCGTTATTACTATAATTGAGCCATGCGCCCGCAGACGTGTCGCCGGGAATAGTGATGGCGATCTTCGTCCAAGTGTTTGCCGTCGGGAGCGCATAAGTGAATGGATATGATCGGGTTCCGGCGAAATTCCTGATCGCGCCACTGAATGTGCCGGTTAAGCTAGAATATGCCCAGAACGACAGCGTTACCGGCTGGGCGGTTGGCCCTCCCCAAGCAAGGTCCGTCAGCATGTCGCCTTCGATAGCTTGGTACACATCAAAAAAGTCAGTGGCCGCTGCGATATAAGCAGATATGGATTGAAACCCGAGATAATCGTAGAACCCGGTGGCGGTCACTGGATTAATCGCATTGAGCCTTTGCCCCACAGTGAAATGATTGGGCTGATTGCCTCCATAAGACCATCGATCAACCGTATAGCCTGCAACCGTCACGCTCGCGCCGTTGTGCCTCTGGTCGATCCGCATGTCTCCATTGATGATGCGATTATCTCCAATCATTGGGTAACGATTGAACATTTGCTCCGTCACCGGCTGCAACGGCGCAACAGGATCAGCAGAAAGTTCTATTGGCCCAGTCATTGTGCCGCCAGCTAGCGGCA